ACATCTCCCTAGTAAATGGTAATTGGTCTATTTCAGCATTCTGTGCACACCCACCAACAAATCCATGTATGTAACCCGCAGGATACCAGAATGGTGTAGCTCCGTCTGGATGTGCGCTAATCTCATCCTTCAAAAATAATATATTCCAAAATACAAATATACTAATCAATAATACTATTATGACTTTTCCCATGATTTCCTCCAGAATGTTTTCTTAGCACTTTCAAATATTCTTTAATAGAATGATCTCTCGCATCTATTTTTGTAAAGTCTCCGATTTCATGGTTTTCACTCCAAGAGAGTGTTTCGGCTTGAATCCATATTCCCCAGTGCCGATATGGGATCGGGGGTAAAAAGGGCACTGGGTCATTCGGTATTGCCACTCTGAAGTGTAATGCATCCATACCAAGTTGTGTATCGGTAATCGCGGGCGATCCGTAAGTATAAATTTGTACATCGTATGCGTCATCCTCTAGCCACAATCCTATGATCTGGGCTATTGCTCCACCCAGAGAATGTCCTGTAAGAATTACAGACTCCTCAAGGGCATGATTTTCTATTATATCATCTCTTAATTTTTCAGCGGCGTCTCTAAACCCCCTATGAATTTGAATGTCGAGCTTTCTATCTTTGAATGGTCTTGCGTCGAGATCGGTAAGCACATTTCTACCATTATTAGTACCGCGGATGCTAATAATACTGACACCACGATCTTGAACCACATTATAGGCGAATTCATTATCTCCTAATTCCTTTCCTTCGTTATAGATTTTCTCACAATATTCAGCCATCTCTATGAGAACATCTACCCCTACAGGAAGAGTTGTTTTGTCTCCCGATTCGCCGTTCATACTGATAAACTTATTACTAAATGTGCAACTACTTAATAGGAGTATCCCTATTATGAATATCCACCTCATCTTTTTTTCTCCATGCCGTCGCTCCTAATATAGCCCCAAAACTTAGATGGAACATAGCTCCACCCCCAAGAGTTAATGGCACCCATCTAGTTACACCTTCTGCAGCACAATCATGTGTGGCACAATGGTTTGCCATCATCAAATTCCACATCAAGGGTGCAATAAAAAAGTCTACGAGACAAATGAACAGATATATCAATCCCGCCCAGTCGCGCCAATGCCTGTTAATTGTTTTGTTTATGTTCATTTATATTGTTTTCATTAGTTGATCTTAAATATGCGGTCAACCACCCGAATCTTCTCTTCCTCATGATCATGGATAAAAACTTCTTTGATAGGCCCGTCTATATTTTTGTCCCAATAATTTAGAAATTTCTCTATACGCGGATAGTTCGGCGTTTGATCTCTCGTCTGCCATATGAATTCGTTCACCAAGTTCAAATAGTCTGGCATATAATATACTACTTGCACGGATGCAGTTGTCCATTTCTTGATTATATATACCATCCTTGGTTATTTCATCCATTTTCCTATTCGGCCTCCTGAGAGAGTTATATCAGTACGACCTTCCTTGAATAACTTTGCGATGTGTTTAAGGCATGATTTAGTATCCTTACCTTTACCAATCACTTTACCATTGACTTTTACATAGACCTTCATTGACACACCAATAAAATGTTAATTCTCCTGTAATAGCTCCAAGTATACTGGAGTATATTGCTATCTTTATAGCTAGGAGAAATAGATTAGTCTTTTTCATCTCCGATTATATCCACACCATGATCTACTGATTGGGTTGTGAATCCTCTTGATCTTGCTTTTTTGTCAAAATTTCTTCTAAGTCTGCTTATCTCCTGCTCCCTCCAATCAACAATATTATACGGCTCTCTAAACAGAGCATCTAAAATGTCCTGTATTAGACCTTCTCGCCTATTCCACGGCTCATCATATTTTTCTAAGTGGGGCTTAATAGCATCCTCAACCTTTTGATAATATATGTGATTGTGTTTCATTCTGAACCTCTTGTAATATCTCTATTAATCGTTTTATCTGGTCTGGAGTCAACTTTCTTAGTGTTACAATTCCCGCTCCATCGAAGCCCATCTTGTAAAGTTCATTATGACCTATTGCTTTCATTTTCCCTCTGGTATATCAATGTGCCAAAGAAGGCCCTTGTTTTGTAGTTGTTTAACTTTCATGTGAAGATAGTCATAGACAATTATCATCTGGTTATTTTCTTGTCTTCTCTTAATACCATAAATGTCTTTGATTATTCTTCTCAACTCCATTTCTCTCTTTTCTCTGATTGATTTCATGGCCCATCTGTCCTTATTTGAGCGTAGTATCCTTGGTCAAATAATGATTGAGAGAGTTTAGTAGCTTGCTCCATATTTTGACAAAATCGTTTGGTTATATCTGACTCGTCTGGAGGTATCCATTTTGCGTTTTGCTTCATTTGGGCATGATTATTTAATGTGGATTCTGGTTGTCGTTTCCAATATTCTATCCAAATGTTCATAATCCACTCTTTTTTCTTTCTTCCAGATATTCCAAATCATCCTGACATCCCCGCACAGCATGATCGACACGTTCCAGAGCTTCCTCAAAATTCTTTACTGTCTCTGCCCTCATCTGTAAGGCTATCGCCTTTCTCTTCTTCACATCTACAATAACCGTATCGATTTGTGAAGATGCAATTGCTGCATACTTATTGGGTTGTGGTTCTACTTCAACACTTACTAATTTCGCTTCTTCAGTCATCAGATTTCCTTTTTCGGTTTTCAATTCTCATTGCCATTTTATAAAGATAAGTAGATATCTCCTTCAGAGATTCCTCATCCATATATTCAAGATAATTTATTATTCTTTCTTTCATTTTCTCTTTGGGGATGTCCATTGCCATGTATTACCTTTCTTAGATTTATATCGTTCAGTTATTAACTTTCTGGCCCCTTGATTTTCCTTATTCCAATTCGTAGCCTTCTCAATACATCGTATTCTATTATTTGCGTACCATTCTTTTTGTTTACCACTTTCCTTCCGTTGCTCTTTGACATCTTCTTTATTTTGATCATACCAATCTCTTTTCTGTTTCTTTCTTTTTTCCTCTTTGGTCATTCTCAAGTCGGCCATAGTTGGCAATGGTTGTGTTTGACTTAAATGAGTTACCGATTGAGATAGATCTCCATAAATTTCTTCGTGTTTGTCGATAAGTTCCGAAAGGTTCTTCATAGATTCTCCTATGTGGCAAATCCCTCCCATCCCCATTTTGCGATAAAGTAGGCATCTACTATATCAGTCACAGGATTTGTTAGTTTTTTAGATTTTGGTTTGATTCTAATCTGTAGGTCTGTAGGTGTGACTAATTCATCACAAAAGGCTTCATACATCACTTCTTTGTTGGCATTTCCCCTACCTGTTGCGTACTTCTTGATTACAGTAGGTGGTATTGCCGTGTAGTTGTACTTGTGTTTGTAGAGTTTGTGTTTAAGTAGGCCAGTGTTTTCGGCAACAGAACGAACATGAGATTTACCTGTAGTAGCAAAGGCATATCCCTCAATGAATATTTCACATCCTTGTATAATACTCATAGCCCAATCTGAAAGTATATCATGTCGCTCTTCCTCAGTTTCCCATTTAGGATATGGTTCTGGATGAAGATTCAATACCCCGTGCTCGGCGGGTCTTGATGTATGTTCCAAATAATATACATCACAAGAATCAAAATCAAATAATCTATCATCGTCTGATTTCCATACGCATATTGCGGGTGATGTTAATGAATAGTCAACTCCAGCTATCTTCCTCATTCAATCTTTCTGCAGGTTCTTCTATCAAATTACCGCAGAAAGGACAACATTCTATAACTTGTTTTGGAAGTTCTTCGATTTCCAATTTGATTTCATATTCCTTACTGCAGTAGTCACATTCTACTTCGTAAAGTATATAGTCTTCATCAATTTTAACCTTTATCAATACTCTCTCCTAATTTAAATACTTTGGTTTATCCTCATCCTCTTCATCATCATCCGCGTTTAGAACCTCTTGTTGCCTTTGTTGTTCTTGGATTTGTTTTTTTGCACAACTTGCCACCCTTTTAGCAATGGCTTGGTGAATTAATTTCCAACCCTTTTCACTTACTGGACTTGGTTCACCCACAACATCATAACAACCAGCGGGTAACCATCTAATTCTCCACCCACCTTTATGTTGTTCAACATTACCATCACTATCTATATAATCAACATCAGAGACAGCATTTTTATCCCAGTAAAGATGGCATACACCAAAGTCTATGCCATCATGGGTTCTAAAATGTTGAAAGAAATTAGTATTCCCCAAACATGGAAAAAACTTGAAACCTGGCTGTTTATATATCAATGTCTTAAATTGAGTTTCTAGACTCTTTTTAATTTCTTCTAAATGTTGAGGATGCATTTTAATTTCTGCCCCTTCTGGCCATTCGATATGATAATTTGGTTTCTTTTTTTCTGACATTTATTACTTCTTATACATAGATTCAACCGGCACCTCAAATTGTCTTAATGGAACATCGACCTTAATAAATCGTCTTTTTCGTATAAGGGTTAAGGTAACCGTTTCTCCTATATTGTAAGTGCTGAGCGCGTCTGTAAGGTCAACTCCATTATTGACCAATGCAGTATTTACTCCA